CTGCGCCAACACGCCGGGGGGTGCGCGCGTCGGCGTGTTGCTGCATGTGCGGATGTGTGTTATGATAGGGCCATCGAATGGATTTGGTGAGGTGACAAATGCGCGTGGAAGGATACGATCTCTGCTTTTCGCCGCCGCTGCCGCCTACGGTCTGGGGCGAGCTCAGCCTCTGCTTTGATGTGGATTTCCCAATCGACACGGTTTCTTCCATCCTTGGTGTGCAGCCGACAGAGGCCAAACGGCAGCGGGCGTGCCGGTGGAATGCATATGCGGGCACGCAGAACCCGGGATACTGGACGATCACGTTTGACAAGACCGATACTTTTGATGGTGACGTCGTCCAGCGGGCGATGCATACTTTTATCGCAGAACATGAGCGGGCACTGCGTCAGGTCCTGGAGCGGTTTCAGCCGTGTACGGCGCTCTTGACGATTTATGCTGTGGTGCATCAGGACGGAGAATATCCGTCCATTCGGCTAAACCCGTATTTTCTGCAGGATGCCTGCCGGCTCAGCGCGAGCGTGGATATCATTGTAGATAATGATTATGTGCGCGCAGAGCCGGACAATGGCGATAGCGCAGTATAGCAGCCAGAAAAAATCTCCCCGCCAAAAGGCGAGGAGATTTTTTGGCGCTCCAGCGGGGATTTCCCCCTGCCGGGGATAAACTTCGACTCCCCGGGAGCAGCCAGAAAAAATTCTCCCGCCGAAAGGCGAGAGAATTTTTTTGGTGCTCCAGCGGGGATTTCCCCTATCGGGGATGAACTTCGACTCTCCGGGAGCAGCCGGAAAAAAATTCTCCCGCCGAAAGGCGAGAGAATATTTTTGGTGCTCCAGCGGGGATTCGAACCCCAATAGAATCACGTGTTTTCAGTACTTATCACTTTCTGACAACACTTTTGACAACTTTCTGCTGCGTTTTACGTACCGGTTGACCTTGTTGTGAACCTGCTGTTTGCGCTTGTCCTCCAGGTCGGTGTAGATGTCCTGCGTCATTGCGACGGTTGAGTGCCCGAGCAAGTATTGCGCGTCCTTGACATCGATATTCGCGCTGTGCAGCATGGAGGCATATGCGTGCCGGAGTTGATGCGCAGTCGAGTGGATGTCATGGCTCTGCTGGTATTTTTTCAGGCCGGATTCCAGCTCCGTCTTTGTCGGCAAGCCATCCGGAAAGAAGATGAATGTCTCAGGGTCGTCATAGTGCGGCAGGATCTCGATGACGTTATCCGGCAGGTCAAGGTAGCGCACGCCGGCTTCGGTCTTAGGGGATTTGAGAACCGGCTTTCGCGTGTCGGAATATGCAACGGCACGCGCGACGCACGCAGTCCGTGTAATGAGGTCAATATCTTTTTGCTTCAGCGCAGCGGCTTCTCCGCGACGTGCGCCCGTGTACGCCATGAAATACGACATTCGTGCGAACAGGCTCTCTGTCTTGGATTCTTCGATTTTCTGCAGGTCGTCCGGCGGCGTCGGCTTTCTGGGTACGCGCGGGTTTCCTTTTGGGGTCGGAATCCCGATGCAGGGGTTTGCATCAATATCGCCGCAAAGGAAGGCGTAGTTGAGGATCTGCCGCATCACGGACTTTGTGTTGTTGATGACCTTCTGCGAGTAGCCACGCGCGGCGAAGCGCTGCAGGAAGACGACGATCTGGTGACCGGTGATGTCCGTAACATACTGGTCGCCGAAAGCGTCCACAGCGCGATTCTTTGCTGTTCTGTAACCGCATACGGTGTTTGGAGACAGGCGCGGTTCGCACTGCTCCCACCAGTCATCGGCGACGGCCTCGAATGTCCGGCCCTTGCCAGCAGCCTCGTTCGCGTGCTTTTCGCACTCACGGATATAGTCATCACGCTTTTGTTCGACTTCTTTGTCGGTTTTCCCATAGAAATACTTTCGCTCGCCATTGATGGTGTCAGACAGGACGATGCGGCCATCTTTGCGCAGCGTGTATTTTGTCCTTTTTCTTGCCATTGGTGTCTCCCTTCCTTGAAAATAAGAATGAAATGTTCGGAAATTTGTAAAGAGAACAGTGCGATGAAATGTTGAATTACAAAAACGCTTGATTTTGAAATTTAACTGTTTCCCTAGAGCACTGCACCAGTGAAAGGAATGGATTCTTACAAGGAGTAAAGAGAGCGAGCAGTCAAGTGCAAAAATGCACATATTTGTTAAAGTTAGACAACCAAAGATAGTAAATTATGTGCAATTAGATGTTTACATTTCCGAGAAAAAAGCATAAAATATAACCGTAGGATGTTTATCATCCTATGCAAGATAAGAAACACATGTTTCGTCATCTCGCGTCCACCTGCAACTGCCGCCTGTCGCCAGCGGCCAATAAGAGTGCGACTTGCTTACGATTGCCGCCCGCCTGCGTGCGGCATACAAGTGCAGGCTTGCAACACACGAAGCCCTCTGCAGAAAGCGGGGGGCTTCTGCATTATAGACAGAGGAGAAGCCTATGCAGTTGGTTGCGCATGGCCTTTATACGGTTAAAGACCGATACTTCACCGAATTTGGGAACGGATACTGGGTTGACAATAAGCAGGAAGGAAGGCCGTACTATTATCTGTTTCAAGATACCGACGGTGTGGATTGGGTGATTCCAATCAGTTCACAAGTTGATAATTATAAAAGGAAAATTGCGAAAGAAGAGAAAAAGCGCGGCGTCGGCAAATGTATCTATTATCATATTGGATTGGTTGCTTCGAAGGAGCGAGTGTTTCTGATTGGAGACATGTTCCCGATTGATGAACGATACATAAAAGCACCATACAGAATCAGCGCTTACCATTATGTCAGCAAGAATAAAGCCCTCAATACTACGCTTCGCAGGAAAGCCATGAAATATCTTCGGCTGGTAGAACGTGGCGTAACATACAGCCGCAACGATATCATGGGAATTAAGCAAAAACTGATATCCGATAGAGTAGCAGCAACAAAGTAAATGGGCCAGTTGTCTGCCCACACATTCACCGCCTCGGTGTTCCAGCACCGGGGCGGTTTTTATTATACAAGAGAATATTCTTGCTTGCCTTGCTCAGATTTGCTTGCATTTTGTGCATTGCTCCGCATGATTTGCGCCCAATTGTCCGGGAAACTGATATGCTTCAAGAGGACGTACTTATGCGCTGATATTGCGCGTGAAAGGTCAGCAATAAAGGCCTCTTTCTTCTCTTCAGGTAAGAGCATGTAAATCGCATATGCGTATCCCCAAAATGTACTCTCATTCCCTGCGAGTGCATCCGGGAGACGAATTTTGGGGGAAAGAAAGCGATTATAGAACCTGCCGCCATGCGCAGCAATATTTCGCGCGACGACTGCACATTGGATCCAGCTTTCGATATATTCTCTGGATGGAATGTTATAGAAATCCCTAGCCATCTTGTTCCGGTCTTCGCTTACCATGTTTTTGTAGAACTTCGATACTTGCCCAAATGACATGAGTTCTGTAGCGACCCACACAGGGAAAATGTTTCCTTTGCAATCTTTGTGGTGTTGTACAAAAAGTTCGTTCCTTCTGGCATCCTTGTCTTTGCGCAACTCGTACATCATGCCACTGTGCCTATCGATATCCTCAAAATTCTCGTAATTCAGATACCCGATGGGGCCGTATTTCTGAGCATGATAATAGGCAATATAAGCTTTTAGATTTGTTTCGATTGTCGACGTTGCCGATAAGATGATTTCCCTCAGATCGACGTCAAATTGGTAAACATCGACAACATTTTCAAAAGTTGTGTTTGGATAGAACACGTCATCTGGCGGATCTCCATGCTTTTTCACCATGGTCAACCAATAGCCACTCAAGCGGTAGTAGTTTTCAGAACGAAGCACTCTTTTGGCGTACTCTTCATCGTCAATGATTAACCCACGTGTCCTAAGCTTTTCTATCTGTTGCTGGTATGTGCAAAAAGGCTTCACGAATTCAACATAGTTCATATTTATCCCCTAAAAAGCAAATAACCCGCCATGATACGCATAGGTGCTTTCGCATCCAGAGGCTTGGCGGGTTCCGTTGTTTTTATTTTAAACCGAAACACGCAAAAAAGCAACCACTAGATATAGAATGTTATCGGAAGAACAATCACAAAATGCGGATTGTTAATGAAGCGCTGCGCCGGGGCAATTCTCATTTTGCATGCGTGTCCCCTCCCAAAAACGAAATACTTTCAATTCCGCCCGGGCGCACAGCACCCGGGCGGTTGTGATTATTTCGCCTTTTCGAGGCGCACGGTTTTGGTGGTGCCGAGAGCCGATGCCTCGTAGCTGATCTCACCTTTTTCATATGTGAACGTCTTGGTATCAGCGCTGGACGCCAACAGGGCAGAGCCGGTTTTCTCTTTATCGTTCGCAGATTCCCATGTATAGGGTTCATCGGCCGTTTCCGGAGCAACGAATGTTCCAGCCCAATATAGGGACTTGGACTCGCTGTCTGTGTTGACCCAGTAGATTTCAATCGTGTCGCCGCTGATGGTGGCCGCCTGGTAGCTTTCCTCCGAGTCCGAGTTTGACTGCACCCATTCACCCGTCAGATCTGGGGGAGTGGCGACTTCAGGCGTCTTTGTGTCGCCGCCGTTCTGGCTGCCGCACGCCGTCAGGCACAAGACCAGAAGCATGGTTGCGATGATGGACAATAGGCGGCTTTTTGCGAATGTTTTTTTCATAGACATTTTTCCTCTCATTATTCTCGCCAACAGGCGGATTACGACAATTCTATCATTTTATGGTCGGAATGTCTATTCTTTCTTTGCTGTACAATAAAAGGGACTGTGCTATGTTGCCGCCCCTGCGCATAATAAGCGCGGAGGCGATGCAAGGTGAATTATCAGGACTACAAAGACGCGCGCGACGCATCGTGGCGCATCCTGATCGACTGCAAGGTGACAGAGCTGCCGGTCAGGATCAGCGGTGTGTGCAGAGCGCTGGGTGTGTCCGTGCGGCGGTATACGCCAGCCGAGCGGGACAATAACGACGGTATGTCGTCCATCATCGGCGGGGCGCCGACGATCTTGGTGTCCGATCTGGCGATCCCGGCGCGGCAGCGCTTTACCTGCGCGCATGAGCTGGGGCACATAATCTTAGGTCACGTCGGCCGGTATGACCTCGTGTGCCGAGAGCCGGAGCCGGGTGACAACCCCATCGAGCAGGCGGCAAATGTGTTTGCCTCGCGTCTGCTTGCCCCGGCCTGTGTGCTCTGGGGCTGTGGTGTGCGGTCGGCCGAGGACATCGAGCGGCTGTGCGACATCAGCCGAGCGGCTGCCGAATTCCGTTGGACGCGCATGCAGGAGCTTTACCGGCGGCAGCGCTTTTTGACCTCACCGCTCGAGCGGCTGGTATACGATCAGTTTGCATATTATATCAGAGGTCATCGGCTTCCGGGAGCTGATCGATGAGCGTTTTCAGAGCGGCGACTTGTTCGTCGCTCAATTTCTTCTCAACATAGGAACCATCACGGCCGGCGATTTTCACGACGTTTTTGTTTTCGCCTTTTGGCGGTACGGTTTCTCGCTCTACTGAGTCATCTATTAAATACGAGACTGGTACTTCAAAGAGCGAAGCCATAGTTTTTAACTTTGAAGTTGGAATATCATCAACGCGGCCGCATTCCCATTTGCTTACTGCGTTTTTCTTAACGCCGAGGCGCTCGCCTAGCTGCGTTTGGGTTAGACCGAGCCGAATTCTATTGTATTTGATTTTATCTCCAATGCTCATAATGATATTCCTTTCTTGTTCGTATCTTAATAATAACACATTATTTCTTAAAGTCAACAAAAAGTATCTTGACAAGAACACAAAGCCGTGTATAATGAAAGTATCCTAAAAAGGTGAATTTCTCCGACGGAGGTGATAATATGCAGGCGAACATGCTGAAAGGGAAACTTACAGAGAGCGGCATGACACAAGAACAGGCAGCTAGCAGAATTGGGATTAGCCTGAGCCGTTTTAACGCAAAGCTCAATGAAACACGAGGGGCAGAATTCTCACTCGGGGAAGTGCTCGCGATGAAGAACATCCTGAACCTCAGCCCTGAACAAGTGGACAAAATTTTTTTCACCTAAAAGTATCTTGAAAAGGTGAAGTAAACGATTGGAGGTGAACCAAATGAATTATTCCAACATCCATTACGTAAATCTGCGGGCAGAAATGGCACGCGGGAATATCGGCATCGGCCAGCTGGCGGAAGCGCTGCACATCAGTCGGGACACGATGGCGCGGAAACTGGCGGGCAGATCGCCGCTGCATCTGGACGAGGCGTTCCGGATGCGTGATCAGTTCTTTCCATCGTGCAGTATCGAAGCACTGTTCCGGGAAGAAAGGGAAGAGCGAGGCGCATAAAACACCTCGCTCAGCTGGTAGATTATTTCGTTTTTTTGCTGGGGCGCTGTGCAAGAGCGCTCGCAGCGGCGGTCTTGCTGGCCTTGCCGGTTCGACCGTCACGAAGCACCTTCGACGCCGCGGTCGCGGCTCTGGCGCTTGTCTGCTTGGAATTGCGCAATGTGCTGCCTCCTTTCTTTGGAGAATTGTACGCCGTGCTGGTAACACGGTATGCATTAAATATACAACATATTGCGCTAAATATCAAGCGCAATAGCACATTTAGCGTAAGGAAGAAACAAAAGGACGAATTCTATGAAGCCAACAAGAGCTGGATACATCCTATTATCCATAGCGACGCTACTGAATTCGATCACGTTGGTGATTCTGGAGTGGTCGAAACTTCTGGCTTGACGCCGCAGAAAGCAATTTCGAAAAGGAGAGAGGTACATATGCCGCGAGAAAAAGAAACCTTCCGGCTTGAGCTGGAGGAAATCTTGAAGTTCACCGGCGGCCGCCGGGTGCTGACGGTGACAGACGTCAGCAATTATACAGGGCAAAGCAGACGGGTGTGCCGCGAGCGGTACAACGTCAGCGGGAAAGAGGGCATCAGCGCCGTGGCGCTCGCCCAGATGCTGGCCAGATAGGCCAAGAGAAAGGAGAAACCAATGAAAGCAACAGGAATCGTCAGAAAGGTCGACGAGCTCGGCCGCATCACGCTCCCGAGGGAGCTGCGCCGGACGCTCGATCTCCAGGAGAAAGGCCCTGTCGAGATCTACACGGACGGGAAAGGCATCATCCTGCGCAAGTACGCGCCTGGTTGCGCGTTCTGCGGCAGCATGAACGACATCCGGTACATTCACAGCACGCCGGTGTGCGGCACATGTGCGTACAACATGCAGATGCTGTACCGAACGGCAGAGGGGAGTGACGACGAATGAAGGTATTCGGAGATCCGCGCGCCAAGGCGAAGGTGCGCCGCTACATCGTCTGGGGCGTTGAGGACGGCATTGTCTGCGCGTCCTTCATCGCCAGTATCGCACTGGCGGGGTGGCTGTTTCATGCAATTTTTTCGTTCTTGGGGGTGGCGTAATGGATACCCCAATCGAAAAAGTTCACGATCTACTGAACCGGCCGCGCTCGAGCGCAGATTTCTCACCGGCAGCGCGCTACGCGGTGCAGCGGCTGGCAGATTACGCCGCGCAGGAGCACGAGCAGCGCGAGAAAGCGGAAACCATATTCTGCAACGAGCGGCGCAAGGCGCTGGCATTTTCCGCCGAAATGGCGCGGCAAGAGCGCACCATCGACGATCTGCGGCAGCAGCTTTCTTTTCTGCGGCAGGCGATGCAGGACGCGGGGGTGTGATGATGCATAAGTACATACTTGCGGCGGAAGCCGCGGAGCGTATCGCGGGCTGCTGGTTTTCGGCGATCATTTTTGTGCGTTCGGCAAAACGCGAAGGAGGTAACAATGAGCATCAAAATCAACACTCTGCAAATCGAGAATATCAAGCGTGTTAAAGCCGTTGCACTGAGTCCGGCAGAAAGCGGGCTCACCGTAATCGGCGGAAAAAACGGCCAAGGGAAAACGTCCGTCCTAGACGCAATCGCCTGGGCACTTGGCGGAGATCGCTACCGTCCGAGCAACGCAGCGCGCGAAGGCAGCACGCTTCCGCCGTACATCAAGCTTGAGCTTTCCAACGGCCTGACCGTAGAGCGCAGCGGCAAAAACAGTGCTCTTAAAGTGGTAGACACCACCGGCAAGCGGTCTGGTCAGCAGCTGCTCAATGAATTTGTGGAGCAGCTCGCCATCGACCTGCCGCACTTCCTGCAGGCGTCAAACCGCGAGAAAGCGGACACGCTACTGCAGGTGATCGGCGTCGGCGACCGCATCCATGAGCTGGAGGCAAAAGAACGTGATGTCTACAACCGGCGCCGGATGATCGGCCAGGATGCCGACCGCAAGCGCAAGTATGCCGATGAGCTCCCGTTCTATCCGGCAGCTCCGAAAGAGCTTGTGTCTGCTTTGGACCTGATCCGGCAGCAGCAGGACATTCTCGCCAGAAACGGAGAAAATCAGCGCAAACGGATGCGCGCGAACCAGATTGAACACGAGTATGGTAAAGCCGCCGCGCACGTTTCCCTCCTCAAGAGCCAGCTCGCGGCGGCGCAGAAGCAGCTCACGCAGCTGGAAGCAGATCTCGAAATCGCGCAGAAAGACGCCCTCGATTTGCAAGATGAAAGCACTGAGGAAGTCGAGCGTAGTCTTCAGGAGATCGAGCAAATCAACATTCAGGTTCGCGCCAACTGCGACCGAGAAAAGGCGGAGCAGGATGCGGCCTATTACGCACAGCAATACCAGGAGCTGACCGCCGAGCTGGAGGATATCCGGCACGACAAGTACGCGCTCCTCAATTCCGCCGAGCTTCCCCTCCCCGGCCTCTCCGTTGAAGACGGCGAACTGACCTACAACGGTAAGAAGTGGGACTGCATGAGCGGCTCCGATCAGCTGATTGCTGCCACAGCCGTTGTGCGAGCGGTTAACCCGAAGTGCGGATTTGTCCTGCTGGATAAGCTGGAGCAGTTCGATGCAGACACTTTGCTCAGCTTCGGCTCCTGGCTTGAGGAACGGGGGCTGCAAGCAATCGCCACCAGAGTAAGCACTGGGCCGGAATGTTCCATCATCATTGAGGACGGCTTTGCCGCTCCGGAGCAGCCGGCAGCGGCCACAACGGCTGGTTGGAAGAAAGGAGTTTTCTAATGTTTGAAATCAGAAGCGGCAAAATGCAGAAGCCGCTGAAATTGGTGATATACGGGCCGGAAGGAATCGGGAAGAGCAGTTTCGCCGCGCAAGCCCCCGGCGCTCTGTTCATCGATACAGAAGGCAGCACCGTACATATGGACGTCAGACGTCTGCCGGCACCGCAGAGCTGGACCATGCTCCTGCAGGAAGTAGACTACGTCCGCCGAACACCTGGACTCTGCAAAACGCTGGTCATCGATACGGTGGACTGGGCGGAGCGCATGGCGCGCGATCACGTATGCAGTACACACAACGTCAAGGGTCTCGAGGATTTTGGGTATGGCAAAGGCTACGTGTATCTCTACGAAGCAATCGGGCAGCTGCTCAACCAACTCACCGAAGTAATCAATGCCGGAATCAACGTGATTCTTACCGCGCACGCAAAAATGCGTAAATTTGAACAGCCGGACGAACTCGGCGCTTACGATCGCTGGGAAATGAAACTCATGAAAGAAACGCCAGGCATGGTCAAAGAGTGGGCGGACATTGTGCTCTTCGCGACCTACGAGACCTTCATCGTGAAGGAACCCGGGAAGGAAAAAAGCGCCAAAGGCAAGGCTCAGGGCGGAAAGCGCGTCATGTACACAAGCCACCACCCGTGCTGGGACGCGAAAAACCGGCACGGTCTCCCGGACAAGCTCCCGCTGGATTTCGGGCAAATCGCACAGCTTTTCATGAGTAGCAATAATGCCACGCCTGAACCTACACATGAGCCCGTGCCGGCAAGCACCAGCAAAGAGCCGGAAGCTTCGCCAAATGACGAAGACGTTCCGTTCTATATCAGCGGTGAGCCCGAAGAGCCCGAATCCGGCATACCTTCGGACCTACAGCAGCTCATGGGCGCCGCTGGCGTAACAGAGCAGCAGATCTCTGACGCAGTCGCAGCTCGCGGGTATTACCCCGCCGGGATGCGTATCCGCGATTATGACCCGGACTTTGTCCAGGGATGCATTATCGGCGCTTGGGACGGTGTCCTGAGCTTAATCAAAAGCCAAAAACGAAAAGACTAAGGAGGATATATCATGGACAACTACAACAACGGAAATCAGGGATTTGAGCTCGACTGGGGCTCCGAAATTGAAAACGACAGCCCGGACTTCATCGTTCTGCCGGAGGGCGAGTATGACTTTACGGTAAAGTGCTTCGAACGCGGCCGCTACAATGGTGGAGATAAAGTTGGCCCGTGCCCGAAGGCAATGCTCACGCTGAGCATTGACACACCGCAGGGCGAGGCGCTTGTCAAAAAGGACCTGTTGCTTCACTCGAAGCTCGAGGGACTGCTGTGCGAGTTCTTCACCTGCATCGGCCAGCGCAAGCACGGTCAGCGCGTAGCCATGAATTGGAACGCTGTCACCGGCGCACACGGCCGCTGCAAGATCGGCACGCGCGTCTATAACGGCAACCAGTACAACGAGGTCAAGAAGTTTCTGGAGCCGAAGCCTGGCACGCAGGCACCGCAGTATCAGCAGCCGCAGCAGTATGCAGGCGTACCGCAGAACACGCCCTCCGCTCCTCCGCAGCCGCCCACTGGAGGCGGATGGCAGGGCGGTAAGTTCTGACCATGGAGCTGAGACCATACCAGCAGGCAGCGAAGGCTGCCGTGCTGGACGAATGGGACCGAGGCGTCGATAAGACGCTCCTGGTCCTTCCCACCGGCACCGGCAAAACAATCGTATTTTCTGCCGTGGCCGAGGAAGCCGTAAAACACGGCGGCCGCGTGCTGATCCTCGCTCACCGCGGCGAGCTGCTGGAGCAGGCCGCCGACAAGCTGGAAAAGAGCACAGGGCTTCGCTCGTCTCTCGAGAAGGCAGAAAGCAGTTGCCTCGGCTCGTGGTACCGCGTGGCCGTCGGCAGCGTCCAGAGCCTGCAGAGGCCGTCAAGGCTCGACCGCTTCGCTCCGGATTACTTCAGCACCATCATCATCGATGAGGCGCACCACTGCCTCTCTGACGGCTACCAGCGCGTTCTGGAGCATTTCAGCGCCGCCAAGGTTCTCGGCGTCACGGCGACACCAGACCGCGGGGACATGCGATCACTGGGGCAATATTTTGAGACGCTGGCCTACGAGTACACGCTCGTGCAGGCGATCCGCGACGGTTATCTCTCCCCGATCAAGGCGCTGACGGTGCCGCTGCGGCTGGATCTCTCCTCCGTCGGCGTCCAGAACGGTGACTTCAAGGTTGGAGATCTCGGCACCGCGCTGGATCCGTATCTTGAGGCCATCGCGGACGAGATGCTGAAAAACTGCGCGGATCGGAAGGCCGTGGTTTTCCTCCCGCTCGTGAAGACGTCACAGAAGTTCCGGGACATTCTCAACGCCAAAGGCTTCCGCGCTGCGGAGGTCAACGGCGAGAGCGACGACCGCGCGGAGGTCCTTCGGGACTTCGAGGCCGGCAAGTATAACGTCCTCTGCAACTCCATGCTGCTCACGGAAGGCTGGGACTGCCCATCGGTCGATTGCGTGATTGTACTCCGCCCGACGAAGATCCGCAGCCTGTACAGCCAAATGGTCGGGCGCGGCACCCGCCTCTATCCCGGCAAGGATCACCTGCTTCTGCTCGATTTCCTGTGGCACACTGAGCGCCATGAGCTCTGCCACCCCGCCGCACTTGTCGCCGAATCGCCGGACGTGGCCAAGAAGATGACCGAGAACATCGAGGAGGCCGAAGCTGCCGTCGACATCATGGAGGCGGAGGAGCAGGCCGAGAGCGACGTCGTGGCGCAGCGTGAGGAGGCTCTGGCCAAGCAGCTCGAGGAGATGAAGCGCCGGAAGCGCAAGCTCGTCGATCCGCTGCAGTTTGAAATGAGCATCCAAGCGGAAGATCTTTCCGGCTATGTGCCGACCTTCGGCTGGGAAATGGGCCCGGCAACCGACAAGCAGCGGAAGACGCTCGAGAAGCTCGGCATTTTTCCGGATCAGATCGACAACGCCGGGAAGGCTGCCATGCTGCTGGATCGCCTGGACAAGCGCCGCGACGCCGGCCTCACCACGCCGAAGCAGATCCGATTCCTCGAGGGCAAGGGCTTCGAGCACGTCGGACAATGGCAGTTTGATGACGCCCGCCGCCTGATCGACCGGATCGCCGGCAACGGCTGGCGGATCCCTCGCGATATTAACCCGAAGACTTATATCCCTAACATGCGTCAGGAGGTGCTGGAAGGATGGCCGAGCGCGATCTGAATCTTCTGGAGCTGCTGGAGTACATCCACCCGGCAGATCTGAGTTATCAAGAATGGGTCAACGTCGGCATGGCTCTCAAACAGGAAGGCTACACTGCCGCGGACTGGGACGCCTGGAGCCGAAACGACAGCCGCTACAACCACGGCGAGTGCTTCCGAAAGTGGGACAGCTTCCAGGGCGCTCTGACGCCTGTCACCGGCGGGACCATCGTGCAGATGGCCAAGGAGCGCGGCTGGAAGCCCCGCAGCCTCGGTGGCGTGGACGACTACGAGCTGGACTGGGACAGCACCATCGGAGCCCGCGAAGGAGTCGTCGTGTCCGACACGGCGTGGCTGGAGGGCATGGAGGTCAAAGAGCCAGCAACGTGGAATCCGGTCGATCACATTATCCGCTATCTGGAGACGCTCTTCGAGGCAGGTGAAAACGTCGGCTATGTTACCCAGACATGGGAAAAGGACGGTAAGTACCTTCCGACAAAAGGCAGCTATGACCGCACCGCCGGGCAGCTGATTGAGGAGCTGGCCAAATGCGGCGGAGACGTCGGCGCCGTTCTCGGCGACTATAACCCCGACGCGGGCGCGTGGATTCGTTTCAATCCTCTGGACGGCAAAGGCGTCAAGAACGAGAACGTGACCGACTTCCGGTATGCGCTTGTGGAATCCGACAGCATGGAGCTTGAGAAGCAAAACGCCATCATCCGCGAGCTGGAGCTCCCCGTCGCCTGCCTCGTGTTTTCCGGTGGGAAGAGTGTACACGCGATCGTGAAAATTGAGGCGGCCACCTATGAGGAATACCGCCGCCGCGTGGACTATTTGTACGGCGTCCTGAAAAAGAACGGCTTTGACTGCGACACCCAGAACAAAAACCCTAGCCGCCTGAGCCGGATGCCTGGCGTTCTACGCGGAGATCATAAGCAGTTCCTCATGGACACCAACATCGGCAAAGACAGCTTTCTGGAGTGGAAGGAATGGATTGAGAGCATCAACGACGATCTGCCGGATCCAGACAGCCTCGCCGCAGTGTGGGACGATCTGCCGGAGCTCGCGCCGCCTCTGATCGACGGGATCCTCCGGCAGGGTCACAAGATGCTGCTCGTCGGGCCGTCGAAGGCCGGCAAGAGCATCGCGCTGATCGAGCTCTGCTGTGCGATCGCAGAGGGCCGCGACTGGCTCGGCTGGAAGTGCGCGCAGGGGCGCGTTTTGTATGTCAATCTGGAGCTGGACCGGGCGAGCTGCCTGCACCGCTTCCGAGACATTTACGCCGCTCTCGGATGGCGTCCAGAGCACCTGGACAGCATCGACATCTGGAATTTGCGTGGCAAATCTATCCCCATGGACAAGCTCGCGCCGAAGCTGATCCGCCGCGCTTCAAAGAAAAACTACATTGCTATCATCATCGATCCGATCTATAAGATCATTACCGGCGACGAGAACAGCGCCGATCAGATGGCAGCCTTCTGCAATCAGTTTGACCGTGTGGCCACGGAGCTGGACGCAGCAGTGATTTACTGCCATCATCACTCAAAGGGCTCACAGGGCGGAAAACGCAGCATGGACCGCGCTTCCGGCTCTGGCGTGTTTGCTCGAGATCCGGACGCTCTGATCGACATGATCGAGCTGGATCTCACGGAGGCTGTTGAGAAGCAGGAGAAAAACAAAGAGGTATGCGCCGCACTTACAAAGCTACTGAAAAACAACGTGCAAGGCTGGCAAGAGCTTGTCAGCCAGGACGATGTGCTCAGCCGCTCCCGCATGGAGGACATCTGCAACGCCAGGATTGCCGACAGCGGCCTTCTGGAGCGCACGATTGCCGCCGCCGAGCGGAAGGCTTCCTCGCGGTCTGCGTGGCGTCTGGAGGGCACGATGCGCGAATTTCCGTCATTCCATCCTGTCAACGTGTGGTTTGACTATCCGCGTCACCTGCCGGACGAAACCGGCATCCTGAAAGACCTCACTTCCGACGCCGGCAGCACTGCAAAGGGCTCACCGTACAAGCGGAATTTTGGCAATAAAAAAAGCAAAGAAGAGCTCGCAGACGACCGCAAAGCGAGGTTTGAATTTGCATTTAACGCTTGCAATACCGGCGGGAGTGTAACCGTTTCAGATCTTGCCGGATACCTCGGCACAGCAGATAAAACGGTACGCCGGCGTGTCGGGGAACACGAAGATTTTTATATTAAAAATGGCTGCGTCTTCCGGAGATAGACAGGGACAAATACGATTGTTCGTCCTTGTCCGTCCAAGGGACAGACACGATAATTTATCGTATTTGTCCCTTGGGGCACATGGACAGACAAACTCGATAAACAATCGAATTTGTCCAAGGGACAGACAACGGTACATTACTACGTAATGTAAACGGTGTCCCGTCCCTGACGGTCACGGGGGAAAGGAAGGCGGGCGGTAAGCTCATGCCCGCCGTCCTCCCTTCCCCTGTCCGTGACTGGAGGCGGAGCGCACATGAAAGGATGAAAAAAATGATCAAATTCTTCGCACCCATGAAATTGCCGTCGATCACAGCGCAGGAGCAAAAAATCGGCATTGCAAAAAATGGCAAGCCGTATAAGTACGATCCGTCGGAGCTGAAAGCGGCACGCACGCTGTTTCGCGACCATCTTGCGAAGTTCGCGCCTCAGACGCCGTTTGATGGCCCTATAAGGCTTGAAACGATCTGGTGCTATCCGTGTACCCCAGCGCATCCAACCCCGGAATGGAAAGCGACCAAGCCGGATACAGACAATCTGGTGAAGATGCTCAAGGACGTCATGACGCAGCTCGGGTACTGGAACGACGACGCGCAGGTAACGCTGGAGATCATCCAAAAGATTTGGGACACGCAATCCGGCCTATACGTGGAAGTGGAGGAACTCACGTGAACGTCCGAGCAGACTGGTTGGAAGACCTCGCGGTCCACAACGCTGCCATGCCGGACGGGCTCAGCACCGCCGAGCAGCTGCTTTTCCTAAAGTTCAGGCTGCTGTATCAGACGGCGGCTACCGGAAGTATTACGCCCGAACAGGGACGGCGCGAGAAAATAGCGATCTTGGACAGATACCAGCAGGATTGCTTCAACGAAAAATGCTGGTGTCATACACTGAGGATGTGGAAAAACATCGAGGCTGCCGGCTGCGCGTACGCGCTTGATCGGACGGTCGAAAACGCTGACCGCTTCCATGAGGCGGTCTATGGAATGAAACCGAAAGGAGTGAATTGATTGGACTGGACGCACGAGATTAAGGACGACCTGCGCAGCTACTCTGCACGAAAGGCCAGCATCCAGAATACCAGCGATGAGCTGGAGCGCCTGCAGGCGGAGCTCTATGGCATCAAATCGGCAATGACAGACGGCACACCAGTCTCCGGTGGGACAAACCGCCGGGAGGATCGTCTGCTGAATATCATCGTGAAGAAGGGCAAGCTTGAAGGCGCACAGAAATGCACACGTGACTGGGTGCGGATCATGGACAGAGCTCTGGCCGAGCTAAGCACGGAAGAGTTCGAACTGCTGGATAAGCTCTACATTCACGGCGCCAAAGGCAGCGCAGACCGGCTGGCTGAGGAGATGCACATCGAGATTCGGACCGTCTGGTATCAGGCGCGGAAAGCTTTGGCGCATCTTGCTTATGCCATGTATGGCCAGCTCACGTCCTGATCTTTTTCACTTTCTTTTCATTGTTTTTCTGAATCCGAGGGGATATGATGATAAGGCGGAATTGCTGGGCAACCGGGATCCGCTCGGATTCATCTCCTACCCTGTAGCCTCCGGTGTTACTTCGGCACCGGAGTGTTACAGGGAACGGGGATGTTTTGTTTATGCGTGGGGGGGTACCCATGAGCAAGAACAAGAACCGGCCCGACCAGGACGGCACACACCGCGCAGCCTTCGACCGGAACAAGAAGAAGATCTATGCAACGCAGCAGATCTGCGGCATTTGTGGAAAGCCTGTAGATTTTAATCTTCGCTTTCCGCATCCATTGTCTCCGACTGTTGACCACATCATTCCTGTGGCAAAAGGCGGCCACCCGTCCGACATCGACAACCTCCAGCTTGCGCACTGGACCTGCAACAGGCAAAAGTCAGACAAGCTGTTTCAAGGCAAAAAGCAAAAGCAAAACACAGACACACTGAGCAATCGAGTGCTTCCGCAAAGCATGGACTGGAAGACCTACCGCGCATAGGGGCATACCTCCCCCGAGTGGTCTGCCTGGTGGATCACACGCCGCACTACGAAAATATCTCGCAGAAATGTTTAGGAAGGAGGTGGCGGATTGAGTTTGGAAGAGCTTAAGCTGAAACTGGCGGCGAAGCAGCCGCGGGTTGAGCTGCGCTATCGTTACTACGAAATGAAGAACAGCATGCTCGACCTGAAGATCTCGACGCCGGATGTGCCGAGACTGACGGCGCTGACGCCCTGCCTCGGTTGGTGCGCGAAGAGCGTGGACGCCGTGGCGGACCGGCTCGTTTTCCGCGACTTCAAAAACGACAATTTCAACATGATGGAGATCTTCCGGCTGAACAATCCGGATGTACTCTTTCCGGACGGTATCTCGAGCGCGCTCATTTCGGCGTGCAGCTTCATCCACATCGGCGTGGACGGCAGCGGCTTTCCGAAGATGGAAGTGATCGACGGCAGCCGCGCCACCGGAGAGATGGATTCGCGCACCGGCATGCTGACGGAAGGCTACGCGATCCTCAAAACGGACAAAAACGAAAGGCCGCTCATCACGGCGCACTTCCTGCCGGGCGAGACGCGCTACTACTACGCCGGAGAAAAAAGGCCGGATGTGTGGAAGTTCCAAGCGCCCTATCCCCTGCTGGTACCGCTCGTGCATCGGCCCGGGGCAAAACGTCCCTTCGGTCACGCCAGAATCAGCCGTGCGCAGATGAGCATCGTACAAAGCGCGCTGCGCACCGTGAAGCGCTCGGAGATCTCCGCGGAGTTCTACTCTTTCCCGCAGCGCTATGTGCTCGGCACGGATCCGGACGCGGAAGCGCTGGAAAAGTGGAAGGCAGCCATGAGCGCGGTGCTGGAGATCACCAAGGACGAGGACAACGACAAGCCAACCGTCGGACAGTTCCAGCAGGCGAGCATGGAGCCGCACTCGAAGCAACTGCGCGACTTTGCCGCGCTCTTCGCCGGCGAGAGCGGTCTGACGCTCGACGATCTCGGCTTTACGACGGACAACCCCGCGAGTGCGGACGCGATCCGATCGAGCCATGAGACGCTGCGGCTCGCCGCAAGAAGCGCACAGCGCAGTTTTGGCACCGGTTTTCTCAATGCCGGGTATCTCGCGGTATGCGTGCGGGACAAAAAGCCGTATGAACGCGCAGCGGTCTATGAGACAAAGCCGGCGTGGGAGCCGATCTTCACACCGGACAGCGCCATGCTCTCCAACATTGGAGACGGCGCCATCAAGCTGAACCAGGCCGTGCCGGGATTTGTCACCGGCGAGACGCTGCACGATCTGACCGGGATCGAAGGTGGTAACGCTTGACGGACTTCCAGACGGTCTCAATGGTCTACAATGACCGCTTTTACAGCGATCCGCTGATCCGGAGCCTTTACCGGCGTGTTGCGGACGGCAAGGCGACCTATGCGGAGGTGCAGACCTTCGCCCAGCGCGCGAGCGTGATCTGCTCGGAGGTGCTGATGGACTACGCGCCGGAGGCAGACTTTGCCGAGTGGGCGCGAGAGCTTGTGACGCCATCCCTCACGCAGATGCACGGTCTGATCGACGATGTGGCGCAGCAGGTGCAGACTCACTTAAACCGCGTCGCCGAGCTCGGTATCAAGGCGCAGAGCGTGCCAGTGGACGCAGAGCGCATCGGCGGCATCGCCTCCGCGCTGGAGGCTGCCGAGGACACCGCACAGGCCGAGAGCCTGCTGCGGAGAACATCAGAAAACTATGCCCGACACGTCGGCGACGAGGCGGTGCGGCGCAATGCCGCATTTCAGAGCAGGGCCGGGCTGAAGCCGACGATTCGGCGCACCAGCGCCGCCAAGTGCTGTGCCTGGTGTGCCGAGGTCGCCGGAACGTATGACTATGCGGACGTCTCCCAACAGGGGGACAACGTCTGGCGGCGGCATCTCGACTGCCGCTGCCTCATCACATACATCGCGCCGGGACGCACGGAGACTGTGCTGAATTACCGACGGCGCGAATCATAGGAAATCGGTGATTTTGACATGGCAGTGACCAAACGCTACGGCCGGCAGACGCCGACGCGGGCCCTGGTGCTGCCTTACACCGAGACGCGCGGCATGGAGGCCGTGGAGTCCTACAACCGAAGCGGCAGAACCTCTTACTCGTGGCAGGAGCTGCTTGCCAGCGACGTCATGGCCGTGAACGAGGACGGGCTCTGGCTGCACCAGAAGTTTGGCTTTTCCGTTCCGCGTCGAAACGGCAAGAACGAGGTCGTGGTCATGCGAGAGATCTACGGGCTGGAGCATGGCGAGAAGATCTGCCATACTGCCCACCGCACGACGACCTCGCACAGCGCATACGTCCGCCTGCGGCAGGTCCTTCTGGACGCCGGATATACGGAGCTCGGCCGCATGGGCGCAAACGACGTTCCGCCGCCCCGCTCCTTCAAGGCGTCAAAGCAGTACGGGCTCGAGAGCATCGAGCTGACGGACGGCGGCAGCATCGTCTTCCGCACGCGCACCGCCTCCGGCGGTCTGGGCGAGGGCTTCGATCTGCTGATCATCGACGAGGCGCAGGAATACACTACCGAGCAGGAGGCTGCGCTGATCTATACCGTTTCCGACTCTCCCAACCCGCAGACGATCTTCTGCGGCACGCCGCCGACGCTCACAAGCGCCGGCACGGTTTTCGTAAAGATGCGGGAGGACTGCCTACTCGGCGGCGACACCTACGACACCGGCTGGGCCGAGTGGGGCGTGGACGAGCAGCCGACAGACATCAAGGACGTGGATCTCTGGTATGAGACCAACCCCTCCATGGGCTACCATCTGAACGAGCGCAAGATCCGCAGCGAGATTCGCGGCGACGTGCTGGACTTTGTGATCCAGCGTCTCGGCTTCTGGTTCCGCTACAACCTCAAGAGCGCGATCTCCGAGGCGGAGTGGGACGACCTAAAGGTGCAGCAGCTGCCGCAGCTGCGCGGGAAGCTCTTCGCCGGCGTGAAATATGCCGTAGACGGCGCGACCGTCGCGCTCTCCATCGCCGTGAAGATCAAGGACGGCGTCTTCGTGGAGACGATCGACGATCAGAGCACGCGCAACGGCAACGGCTGGATCCTCAACTTCCTCAAAGCGGCGCAGGTCGAAAAAATCGTGATCGACGGCGCCGGCAACCAGCAGATCCTCGCGGACGCACTGAAGGAAGCGAAGGTCAAAGCCTCCGTGATCGTGCCCAGTGTGGGCGAGGTCGTGACGGCGAACGCCGCCTTTAAGCAGGCGGTTGACCTGCACACGGTCCGCCATGCCGGGCAGCCGAGCCTCGCCCAGAGCGTGACCAACTGCGACAAGCGCGCGATCGGCAGCCGCGGCGGTTTCGGCTTTAAGAGCATCAAGGAAGGCGTAGACATCTCAATCATGGACAGCGTGATCCTCGCCTACTGGATCTGCAGCACCACCAAAGAGCGCCGAAAACAGAAGGCGCGATATTAAACGGGCGGATAGTCTCCGCCCACATGGTCCCACCGGGCTCGCAGGTTCGACTCCTGCAGGGACCGCCAAGGTGTTTGACGCAGCACCTCCTTTCTTCCCCACGGCAGCTCGGCGCGGGCATGCTTTTCAGTTTTTTCTCATGTTCTGCGCTGGCGGGATGCAAAAAGCCGCGCCGGTGAAAATCCGGCATTAAAACACGAAATATCGTTAAAAACGCCTGTTTTTTGCAGATTCTTTGAAGAAAATGCAGATAACAGGCTTTTTTATACTCATTTTTGCGGAAAGGAGGAACACGGATGCCTTTTGAGCCCATTACCACACAGGAAGCGCTTGACGCGCTGCTGCAGACTGAGCGAAAACACGCCGAGCAGCGTTTTAACGGCTGGCTGAGCCCGGAAGCGGTCCAGCAGCAGTACCAGGGCTACACAAGCCCCGAGGATCTGGCCGCGCTCAACACGCAGCACCAGACGGAGCTGCAGACGCGCGACACCCGGATTGCGGAGCTGGAAGCGCAGAATCTGCGGCACCGCGTCGCACGAGAGACCGGCCTTCCCCAGGAGCTGGCCGACCGGCTCACCGGTGCGGACGAAGCCGCCATGCGCACCGACGCCCAGGGGATGCTGGACGTGATCGGAAAGCACCGCGGCGGGACTCCCTCCGCACAGGCTGAGACGACGCCGGACGCCGAAACAGCAGCATACAGATCCATGGCAGCGGATCTGTAAACAAATCAGTTTATTTTTGTTAAGGAGTGAATAACACAATGCCTACTGCTTCTACTACCCAGAACGGTCAGAAGCTCTTCCCCGAGGTTCTGATCCCGAAACTCATGCAGCTCACCCGCGGCAAGAGCGCCATCGCGCAGCTGTGCGGCGCTGAGCCCATCCCCTTCAACGGTCAGACCGAGTTCGTGTTCTCCCTGGACAACGAGATCGACATCGTGGCCGAAAACGGCGAGAAGAGCCACGGCGGCTTCACCATCGAGCCGAAGAAGGTCATCCCTCTGAAGGTCGAATACGGCGCGCGCATCTCCGACGAGTTCGACTACGCTACCGAGGAGGCGAAGATCGAGTATCTGCGCGCGTTCTCCGACGGCTTCGCCAAGAAGCTCGCCCGCGGCATTGACCTGATGGGCTTCCACGGCGTGAATCCCCGCACCGGCTCTGCTGCTGCGCTGATTGGCAACAACTGCTTTGACAAGGCAGGCGTGCAGGTCGTCTACCAGGGCACGCAGAACGCGGACGAGGCCATGGAGGCCGCCATCGAGGCCATCCAGGGCGGCGAGTGCGACGTCTCCGGCGCTGCCTTCGCGCCTGCTTTCCGCTCCGGCCTCGCGAAGCTGACCACGCCGCAGGGCGCCAAGATGTACCCCGAGCTCGCCTGGGGCAACGCGCCCGGCACTGTGAACGGACTGCCTGTGCAGGTCAACAGCACGGTCTCCGCAAACAAATCCGGCGATCTCGCGATCGTCGGCGACTTCGAGACCTACTTCCGCTGGGGCTTCGCCAAGCAGATCCCGCTGGAGATCATCCGCTACGGTGATCCCGATAACACCGGCAAGGATCTGAAGGGCCACAACCAGATCTACATCCGCGCCGAGGCGTTTGTCGGCTGGGCGGTGCTGGATCCGGCATCCTTCGCGATCGTGAAGACCGGCACGGATCCGAACGCCTGATGCAGTACCGGAACGTGCGCACCGGCGCTGTAATTGAGACGCCCTGCGCCGTCGCCGGCAAGGACTGGGAGCGGGTGGACAAGCCCGCTCCCAAAGCGCAGGAGCCGACCGTGAAGAAACGGACGGCAAGGAAGAAGGCGACCGAAAAGTGAGCGAACAGAAAGAAGCCTTCGCCACCGTTGAGGACGTCGCGCTGCTTTGGCGGACTTTGACGACTGAGGAGCAGACGCGGGCAGCCGCGCTGCTCCCGGTCGTTTCGGACTGCCTGCGGCAGGCGGCGCTTCAGCGCGGGCAGGATCTGGACAAGATGATCGCGGACGGCAAGCTGCTCGCCTCCGTCGCTAAGGCCGTGACCGTGGACGTGCTCTCGCGCGTTCTGCGGCAGGACACCAAGGGCGAGGCCATGAGCCAGGAGAGCCAGACGGCCCTCGGCTACAACTGGCAGGGCACCTATGCGATCCCCGGCGGCGGCATCGCCAACGCAATCCTGAAAAACGACCTCAAGCGGCTGGGGCTCCGGCGCCAGCGGATGGGAGTAATCGACCTATGCCCAAAATCCACGGAATGATCGTCACGCTGCTGGTGAAAACCGCAGCCGGCAAGGATCCGCTCGGCGTCGAGCTCTATGAATGGAGCGAGGAGCAGGTGGACAACGTGCTTGTGGCTCCGGTGCAGACCGGCGGGCAGGACGTGATCGACGCCGTGCAGCTGCTCGGCAAAAAATGCGACTATGTCCTCGGGATCCCGAAGGGAGACACGCACGACTGGGAGGACACCTTCGTGGAGTTCTTCGGTGAGCGCTGGAGAACACATGCGATCCCGACGGAGGGCATTGAGGACCTGATCCCGCTCGGCTGGAACAAGAAAGTGCTGTGTGAACGGTATGAGTAACGTCAAGATCGAGCTGGACCACGTCGGCATGAACGCACTGCTGCACGATCCCGGCATCCAGGCGGAGCTTCTGCGGCAGGGGCACGCCATCCAGAGCCGCGCCGGGCAAAACTACACGGTCAAGGCCGTGAACATGCCGAGCCGCTCCATTGTGCGCGTCTCTGCGGCGAACGCTGAAGGCGTCCGTGACAATCTGGGAAACAACACCCTTTTGAAGGCGGTGGGAAAATGATCGAGAAAACGCTTAAGGATCATCTGGCGTCACAGCTGAGCGATCCCGTCTATCTCGACGTGCCGGCAAATCCCGGCGCGAGGTATTACAAGCTGGAGCGCACCGGCGGCAGCGAAGAAGATCACATCCGGCACGCCACCTTCGCCCTGCAGGCAATCGGCCCTACGCTGTGGGAAACTCTGCAGATGCACTACCGCGGCATTGAGGCCATGCGCCAGGCGCTGCGTCTTCCAACCGTGGCAGACGTGCAGCTGAATGCAGATTATAATTTCACGGACACGACCCGGAAGCAGCACCGCTACCAGGCCGTGTTTTATATCACACATTACGAGGAGTGAAAACTATGGCAAACGGAACCGGCACGGCAAATGCCGCCAACGTGACCACCGGCACCCGCCGCTTTGACGGCGGCATTTATATCGCTCCGCTCGGCACCGCAGTGCCGACGGACGCCAGCACCGATCTCGGCGCTGCTTTCAAAAATCTGGGCTATGTCAGCGAGGATGGTGTGACCAACTCTCTGAGCGTGACCAGCAAGGACATCAAGGAGTGGGGCGGCGACACGGTGACAACCGTGAAGACTGGCCAGAACGATACCTTCAAGCTGAAGTATATCGAATCCATGAACCTGGATGTCCTGAAGAGCATCTACGGCGCGGACAATGTGACCGAAGCCGACGGCGCCGTTACCGTGAAGGTAAACGCCAAGAACGCCGGCGCTGCAGTCTATGTCATCGACATGGCGCAGAACGGCGGACGCCTGAAGCGCATCGTGATCCCGCGCGGCACCGTGAGCGCTCTGGGCGACATCGTCTACAAGAACGACACGCCTGTAGGCTACGACGTGACGATTTCCGCGGGGCTCGACACCAACGGCAACACGCACTACGAGTACATTTCTGCCGCGGCTGCCAACAACGCCTAAACGGTAAAGTATCATCGAAAAAAGGAGATTGAATTATGAGCACTTCCACGCCTGCAAAGAAAACTACCGCGACGCCCAAGACCGCAGCTGCGCCCAAGGCGTCCGGGAAGCCGGAAACCGTAAAGGGCAAGACCACGACCGGCTTTGCCTTTGAGATCACGGCGGACGCCCGCGACGACTACGAGCTCTTTGAGGATCTCGTGCAGCTGGACTCCGGCAACGTGGCCGTCATGCCCAGCATCCTCTCGCGCCTGCTCGGCGAGAAGCAGAAGGCCGCCCTGCTGGAGCACTGCCGGGACGAGAAAACCGGCCGCGTTTCCACGGTGTCGCTCACTGCTGAGCTTCGCCGGATCATGGCGACGGTCCAGGCATTAAAAAAATAAGCGTCCTCGCCAGGCTGATCGCCCTGGATGAGGACGCAGTGATCTGCGATCTTGCGGAGACGTATGGCGTCTTCGACTACCGAGCGTTGCCGCTGCCCACAGTGGCAACGCTCGTTTCCGGTTTGCGGGAAAACAGCCGGATTCATGCCAAAAAGCACGGGCTCAAAGCCGGATTTGATACGGTGATGATCGTACGCGCTTTGGATATTCTGGAAAATCTGCGCTGGATGTTCTCGGAGGACGGCAAAAACGGGACAAACCCGCCGAGGCTGTATCTCTCCGAATACATTGAGGAACGCAAACAAACCAACGCCGGACGCTTTGCGTCCGCAGATGAATTCGAGCGATACCGGAGCCAGTTCTTCCGTTAATACGTCACGGAAGGAGAAGGCTCCTATGGCAAACGGTCCTTCCATCGCAAAAGCTTATGTGCAGATCATCCCCAGCGCCCAGGGAATCCAGGGCAGTCTGACCAATCTGCTCGGCGGCGAAGCTGACGCTGCCGGCAAAAATGCAGGCGGGAAGTTTTCCGCCGCGATGGGCGGCGCTCTGAAGTACGGCAGCATTGCACTGGCGGCAGCCGGCGCGAGTATGCTCGCCTTCGGAAAGGACGCTGTTCAGACAGGCATGAGCTTTGATTCCAGCATGAGCCAGGTCGCCGCGACGATGGGCACAACGGTCGATCAGATCGGTGAGCTGCGCGAGCTTGCGCTGGAGATGGGCAGCACAACGGCGTTTTCCGCTTCCGAGGCGGCAGACGCTTTGAATTATATGGCACTCGCCGGCTATGACGCCGAGACGAGTATGGCCATGCTCCCGAACGTCCTCAACTTGGCGGCTGCGGGCGGCATGGATCTCGCCCTGGCGTCCGACATGATCACGGACAGCCAGAGTGCCCTCGGGCTTTCGCTCGAGGAGACAAGCGTGCTCGTCGATCAGATGGCGCAGGCGGCGAGTAAATCCAACACCAGCGTGTCGCAGCTCGGCGAGGCGATCCTCACTGTGGGCGGCACGGCCAGCTATATGTACGGCGGTACGGAAGAGCTGGCGACCGTCCTCGGCGTGCTCGCCGACAACGGCATCAAGGGCAGCGAGGGCGGCACGCATCTGCGCAACATGCTGCTTTCCCTCTCCGCGCCGACGGACAAGGCGCAGGCGACGCTGAAGCAGCTGGGCGTGGAGATCTTCGACGCAGAGGGCAATATGCGCTCCTTTGCGGAGATCTTCCCGGAGCTGAACGCCGCCATGGCCGGCATGACGGACCAGCAGAAGCTCGACGCTTTCTCCACGATCTTCAACAGCCGCGACATCGCCAGCGCGACCGCGCTCCTGAACACCTCCACGGAACGGTGGGAGGAGCTTGGCGGCGCGATCGCAGACGCCGGCGGCGCAGCGCAGCAGATGGCGGACACGCAGCTGGACAACCTCGCCGGTGACATTACGATCTTCAAATCCGCGCTGGAAGGCACCGAGATCGCGATCTCCGACGGGCTGACGCCTTCCCTTCGGGAGTTTGTACAATTCGGCACAGAGGGGCTGAGCGGTCTCACGGAGGCGATCAACGGAGGCGGCGGTCTGACCGCTGCAGCCGAAAGCATCGGCACCTTCCTCGCGGAAGGCATCACCAAGGTGGTCAGCGCGCTGCCGTCCATCCTGGAAGCCGGAGGCGCGCTGCTGACCGGTCTGCTGCAGGGATTTCAGGCAAACATCCCGCAGATCGCTGACGGCGCCGTTCAGGCGGTCGCCGCTCTGGTCGGCTTCCTGATCCAGAATCTCCCGCTGATCCTCGACACCGGCATGCAGATGATCCCCGCACTGATCAACGGCATCGCCAACGCCCTGCCGGAGCTGATCGCGTATCTGCCGGAGCTGGTTCTTGCGATCGATCAAACGATCATGGACAACTTCCCGCTGATCATTGACGCCGGCATCAATCTGCTGGCAGCTTTGCTGCAGGGCATCGTCTCGACCGTCCCGCAGCTGATCGCATACACGCCGGTGATCATCTCCAACCTGTGCCAGGCACTGATTCGCGGCGTCTCCACACTGATGGGCGCGGGCGTGCGGCTTGCACAGGGCGTTTTGAACGGCATCAAGAGTCTGGTCAGTAGCTTCGGCACGATCGGCCGAAACATCGTGCAGGGCATCTGGTCCGGTATCTCCGGATCACTCAGCTGGATCAAGAGCATGATCACCGGCTGGGTCGGCAACGTCAAGAACTTCCTCAAGAGCCTCTTCGGCATCAATAGCCCGTCCACATGGGCGCGCGACATGCTCGGCGTGAACATCGCCCGCGGCATCGGCGTCGGCTTCGAGGACGAGATGGTGGCCGTGGAGCGGTCCATGGAGGACGCCATGCCGGATCTGAGCGGTTCGGTGCAGTTTGAAGCCAGGACGGCGCCTGTACGCGCGGCTGTATTCTCCGACAACGCGGAGCGCGGCAGCATCAGCGCGGAAAGCGAGAGCGCCATCCTTGCGGAGCTGCGCGCGACGCGCCAGGCGATTCTGAACATGGGCATTTACCTGGACGACGGCACGCTCGTCGGTCGGGTGAATCAGGGGCTCGGCATGATCCGGGCCGGCGAAACCAGGAGGAAACTATGAATGTAATTAACAAGCTCATTATGCGCCTGAACACGGCGAAAACACGGGCGCTGCCGATGAATGATCCCGCGAGCTGGACGCTGCAGCGCGGTCTCGGCGCCCTGGACGGAATCGCCATCACGGAGATCGACAACCCGATCCCGAAGCCGAAGACCGCCTACATCGACGTCCCCGGATCCAACGGCGAGCTCGACGCGACGGAGATGGCCGGGCGGCTGTTCTACAAAAACAAGACCGTGAAGATCAAGATGCAGGTCCTCGAAAACGAGGCCCCACGATATTCCTTCACCGCCCTGCGGGACACCTTCACCGCCATGCAGGGGCGCGTGGTGGACTTCGCCTTCGACCTTCCGACGGAGGTGGAATGGTACTACACGGGCCGCCTGACCGTGGAGAGCGTAGACGAGCCGAGCGGCGAGCTCGCGCTTGAGATCGACACCTATCCATTCCTGCAGAGCGCCGAAAAGCGGTGGTACGACGTTCCGACGAAGACGAGCCTCGACCGCGACGGCCAAAACTGGACCGCGCCGTATGTTCCGGACGGGGCGAGCTTTAACGAGAGCGGCGGCCACATCGCTTTTTACGGCAATCCGGGCGACACGATCGAGATCTACCACAGCGCGAGCAGCGCCAAGCGCTATACGATCGGCGTCACCTCTCTGCTGGGCGGGGATTTTTGCTTCACCGGCAGCGGAGAGAAGAGCCGGGTCCTCGGCGTCCCCGCCGGCGACACGCTCCACATGGAGCTGACGATCGACGGCACCTACTATGACTGGACAACGATCAACGGCGCGGACGTCTATAAGCCCTGCCTGCGTCTGGCCTTTATCCTTTCTGAGCTTGAAACGGACGCCGCCGGTAACGTCCTCGACACAATCACGCTGCCAACGAACGTCCGGATCCGCCCGGAGCTGGCAAACCTGGACGCGAGCAATGCGGACGTGCTGCTGGACGGCACGCACATCCACATCCCGATTGAAACGCCGAGCGGCGTGTTCTCTGAGGCCGTCCTTCCCGGCGTCCTCGCGGATCGCAGCGGGACAGAAACCGTGTGCTACATGACCGCCGTCGGCAACGCGGCCAGCGAGACGCCGATGGTGCGCATCGGATTCAGAGAGGAGAAGCTCGGATGATCACAGGATGGATTTTGTCTGGATCGGAGCGGCATCCGCTTTTCGATGAGGGCCTCCCTGACATGGAGGTGAGCGCCTGCACCGTCACCACCGCTATGGATGAGGTGGACAGCGCGGAGCTGGCGCTGCCGGCGTCCAACAAGGCGGCGCGGTCTCTGCTGCACAAAAACTCCGTGGTCGAGATCCGCGACGACGGCACGCCGGTGTTTATCGGCGACATCGCCACCGTGACGCAGAGCGAGGACGGCGCCAGACGCCTGCAGCTCGACGGTGCGCTCGGCTGGCTGCGCTGCATCGCAAAGCCGCCGTTCGGCATCACGCCGGCGAGCCAGAACGGTCCGGTCGCCCGCTTCCTCGCGGCGATCTTCGAGCAGTACAACGCCGGCATCGGCGGAGGCCCGCACCTCCTGCAGCTCGGCGTCGTGACCGTGACGGGCGGCGTGACCATGGCGCACAACGAGGAATACACCCGGATGCTGGATCTCTTTCAGGAGGTCCGGAAGCAGCTGGGCGGGCATTTCTATGTCACCTATTCCGACGGGCATCCGCTGCTGCACTATGTCGCCGCGCCGAGCACCGCAGCGCTGCAGACGCTGGAGTTCGGCACGAACGTGCTCAAAGTGAAAAACCAGCTCGACTTCACGGACTACGCCAGCCGCGTGTATGCCACGGGCAAGGGCGACGGCGATCAGCTGATCACGCAGGTCGCCACGGACAGCACCGTGGAGGAGATCTACGGGCGCGTGGACTATCCGCTGAAGGCCGACGGGAAAACGGCAGCGGAGATCCTCGCCCAGGCGCAGGCTGAGCTCGCGGCGCGGAAAAACCCGCTCCGCAGTCTGACCATGACGGCGGTGGATCTCGCGGATCTGGGGCTCAATTACCGTCAGTTTTCCATCGGCACCGTCGCCAGAGCGCTCTGCGCGCCGCTCGGCATCGACGCGGAGATGATGGTGCAGAGCGTCAAGCGGGATTATATTCACCGCGAAAACTCTGTGGTCACGCTCGGTATGGCGCCGCGGACGCTGACCGGGATGCTTTAAGGAGGAATGTTTATGGCTTTGGTCAATCAGACGCTGAAGCTGGAAATCACCCCCGGGGGGGTGCCGCCGAAACTGCACGTTACCGAATACGACGAGAACATGCAGATCGTCGCGCAGCTCTTCCAGCGGGGGCAGTATTATGAGATCCCCTCCGGCACGACCGCGAAGGTGGAGGGCACGCTCGACGGGCATCCGTTCAGCGCGGACGCGACGGTGGACGGCAGCAACGTGACCTTTGAGCTCACGAAGGGCATGACCGCCTACGCAGGCCGCGCGTGGACTAAGATTAAGCTGACGCAGAACAGCAAGCCAGTGAGTACCTGCGGCTTCTGGCTGGAGTGCGACCGCGCGGGCGTGGAGGCTGTGGATGTGATCCAGAGCAGCGGATTTCAGGAGAAGATCAACGAGGGCGTTGCAGCGTACTTTGACGGCGCTCCTCCGTTCTTTGTTTTACCGTCCGGCGGGGAAGCTGGTCAGGCGTTGGTTTCTGACGGGAACGGCGGCGCAAGCTGGTCGACGATTCAAGGCGGCTCAGATCTGCCGAATGGTGACGAGGTGAGCTACTGATGGCATACGTCAAAACCGATGCACAGCATTACTCCGACATTGGCGCGGCAATCCGCGAGAAGAACGGTCTGACCACGAAATATAAACCTTCACAGATGAGGGCCGCTGTGCTAGCGATCTCCGGGAGTGAAGCAGTCGAGTGGCATCAGTGCCCGGAAGCGGTGCGAAACTATCTGGCCAACGTGACCTATGACCCCGGAGATTACAGCACGTCGCAGATCGCAATGCACGCGCCCGCAACAGCAGTCACCGCAAACTACCGCCCCATCGGCATAACGCGGGGTGGAAAGACCCACTACAACGAAGTTCCGGGTATTGAGACGCCTTTTGCGGCAGGCGGGAAAGCCGGGACGCTCAAGCCGCTAGATCCTTTGCGATGGATTCAGACGCGGACTTGGAACGTGCGTGACCTCGGCGGATGGGCTTGTGACGGCGGTACGGTGAAGTACGGCAAACTCTTTCGCGGCGGTTATGTGACAAGCGCGGACAGAGCAGTCCTCGTTGAGCAGCTCGGCATACAGCATGAGCTCGATTTGCGCGGTGCGAATGAAGGTGGGCTGACGGTGTCCCCGCTCGGTGATGATGTGCGTTACACGTGCGCAGCCGCTTATGCTTGGTACAGTCTGACCCCAGCAGACGCATGGAAGGCAAATCTTCGCTGCGTGTTCGATGCGGTCACGCATAACGAACCGGTGTACTTTCACTGTGCAGCCGGTGCGGACAGGACCGGCACACTCGCCTGCGTGCTGGAAGGTCTGCTCGGCATGAGCCAGTCCGACATCGACAAGGATTACGAGCTAACGACCTTTTACAGCGGCTCGGATACCGATGCGAACGCCCGCAGGAGAAATGAGGCCGAATGGAGTGGGCTGATTTCTGCGCTCAACGGTAAGTCCGGAAGCACCTTCCGCGACAAGTGCGTGACCTTCGCGGCGGAGCTCGGCTTTACTGCCGACGAGATCAACGCCTTTCGCGCGGCCATGATCGACGGGACGCCGGAGACGGTGACGCCGGACATAGCGACCTTTGCCGTTACCAACACGCTCTCCGGTGCGGCGACCGACAACACCGCGGCCGAGGCGACACAGTATCAGCCCTACACGGCGCAGATCACGGCCGGGGACGGCAAGGCGATCGGCAGCGTGCGCGTGACGATGGGCGGCGCGGACATCACGGCCGACGTCTGGCGCGGCGAGGAGACGAACCTGTACCGCCGCGTCACGCTGAAGCTGAGCGGCTGCGCGTGCGACAACACGCTGCGGCGCGTGATCGACGGCCAGTCCTACGGCGCAACGCTCACGCCGGACGCAGACTACACACTCGACGGCGCTGCCGTCAGGATCACGATGGGAGGGAACGATGTGTCAAACTACTATTCCGGCGGCAAAATCGCCATTGCGCGCGTGACCGGGGATATTCAGATCACCGTGTCGGCGGTGGAGAGCGCCGCGGCTACGCCGAATATTCTGGCCGACAGCTTCAAGGCAGGAGGCGTGTCACACGCGGCTGTCGGATATACAAATAACAAGAGGCTGTCCACCTCGACCGGCGTGGAGAAAGATAACGCAGGTTCGTGCGTCACGGGCTTTATCCCATGCAATGCTGGGTCTGTTGTCAGGATCAGGCCGCTTGCTGCACCGTCAAGCGCCGGTGTTGGGGCAACGGCAGTTGTGCTCTACAACGCTGAAAAGGCCAAGGCCGAATCCACCTATGTTACTACCGGGACAATCGGGGGGCACTTTGGAAATTGTACATGGGAGCAGGAGTCGAGTGATGTGTTCAAAGTGACATTCAATAGCGATATCCCGGCGACATATAAGTACGTCAGGTTTACTATTCCTGTAGCAGATGGCGCGAATGCCTATGTGACCTACGACGCGGCGATGCCGAGCACGTAAGGGAGGCAGTTGACTGATGGAATTCATTGCTTGCAACAAGGCCAATTACGCCGCCGGGCGCGGGCAGGGCGTGCGATACATTGTGATGCACTACACGGCCAACAACGGTGACACGGCCAAAAACAACTGCGACTACTACCACCGCGTGGGCGGCCTGCAGGCCAGCGCGCACTATTTCGTGGACGAGCACGGCGCGATGCAGTCAGTGCGCGAGGGCGACACGGCGTGGCACTGCGGCGCGCGGGCGTACTGGCACCCCGAGTGCCGCAACGGCAACAGCATCGGCATTGAGATGTGCAGCCGCAAGCGCGCCGACGGCCGCTACTACATCAAGCCGGAGACCGTGGCCAACGCCGCGGCGCTTGCGCGGGAGATCATGCAGCGCTATGGCATCGACACGGAGCACGTGCTGCGGCACTACGACGTGACCGGCAAGCACTGCCCCATGCCGTGGGTGGATGCCCCGGCGCAGTGGGCGGCATTTAAGGCAATGCTGACAACCAATACAGACGAGGAGGACGACGATATGGCAACCAGATACAACACCGTGGCAGAACTGCCCGCATGGGCGCAGGAAGAAACGAAGAAGCTGATTGATCGCGGCGCACTGCTGGGCGATGAGCACGGCAATTTGGACGTGACGATGGACATGCTGCGCACGATGATCGTGTGCCAGCGGATGATCGACAGTAAGGAGGGCAAAGCATGAATGCACCGAGCAAAGCGCTTGAATTGAAAGCGGCCATCTCGGCCGTGCTGGCCGGCATGACGGCCTTCTGGGGGTGGACAGGCTGGCTCGTGATCGTCTGGCTGATTACGATGATCCTGGACTATGCGACCGGCTCGTGGGCCGCACTGTCGACCGGCACGTGGGATAGCGCGGTGGCGCGTGCCGGCCTGTGGCACAAGCTGGGCAGTATCGTGGCCATGCTGGTGGCGCTGCTGCTGGATGTGGCCCTGTCGGCGATCATCAATTATGGCGGATTGGGATTTGAGCTGCCGTTTACATATAAAACGGCATTTTTGCCGCTGGTGGCTATCTGGTATATCGTGACGGAGTTGGGCAGTATCACAGAAAATGCGGCGAGGCTGGGCGCTCCGGTGCCGAAGTTCCTGACGGACTGCCTGGCAAAGCTGAAGGACAAAACGGACGACGATAAATAA